GGGGCATCGGCCACGGTCCTCAGGACGGCAGCCCTGGGTCTTCGTTTCCATACCTCATCACCTACGACGACGCGACAAATACGTGGAGCAAGGAATTGGCCCAGATCGGCACTGGGCATGGCTATAACCACTTGACGATCAATCCGGCGAACGGTGATCTTTATCACCGTGAGTACAACAGCAACGTCATCACCAAGAAGCCATACGGACAGGCGTGGACAGCGAGCGCTGTCGCCAACAAAGGCCTGGGCGGCAATCAAATCTCTGGAGCGCTGAATTGGTTGCCGGGGCTGAACGGCGGACTCGGCGGACTGATCTTTCTCGATGTTAGTACTGTGCAGAAGTGGCACCCAGGCACCAACACATGGTCTTCAGTTGGCAACATTTCCCCGTTCGTAGGGAACTACGGGAACTGGGGCGCTGTGGCTGGCGGCAACTTCTACGGCGGCGGCGGCGTTCCCCCCACGGGACAGCCCGCACCAACCGATGCGTACCGCGTCACTGCCGCTGGCGTGCTCAGTGCCAACAACGCAATTCCTGACACGCCGATGAATGTCTCGCAGACGGGCGTGTCTACATCAATCGTCGAGCATCTGAATGGGACCGACCTGCTCCTGTTCCAGGCGCCTTCTGGCGGCACTGGCGAGATCCACAGTTTCAACGGCACGAGTTGGACGAACATCGGTACGCACCAAATTGGCAAGGACAACTACTTCGCCACGCCGATCCCCGAATACGGCGTGATCGTGTTCATCTGCCAAAACAACGACAACGCGCACGGCGATCCCAACTGCCGGGTCTACAAGCCGGCCGCTGGCGCAGCACTCCCCCCGATCCCGATGGCCTGGGACGCATACCCGGGCGCTATCTCATACAACATCTATTGGGGCACGGCGTCGGGTGCCTACAGCGGGGTTCTCAACGTCGGCAACGTGTCGAGCTACTCACTGCCAGATCCGGGCTCGTCGTTCCGATTCTTTGCAATCAAAGCTGTGACCGCCTCTGGCGAAACGAGTGCATCCAATGAAATCACCCGTTAAGTATCTGGCCTGCCTCGCGGCGGCGTTGCTGCTGTCTGTTGTTTTTGCACAGCCGAGCAACTTCCGAATCGTGAGGGCGGGGCCGCCGACGCCGGCCACGGTTGCGGCCCGGAATCTCCCAATTGTGGGCCCCATCACCACCACCAGCAACGGGCAGAGGATCGAAAACCTGCGCATCCAGCGCACCAGCGGCACCGGGCCATGCATCACCGTCAACCACACGGGGGTGGTGATTCAGGACAACGAGATTGGACCCTGTGGGGCGACGGAGAGCACCGACAACAACGGGATCGTTTCGACAGGCGCAACCAACATCACGATCAGACGCAACGTGATCCACAACGTATCGAACGGCGTGTACCTGACATCGGCGCAACACCCGTTCGTCTTCGAGCAGAACTACGTCTACAACCTTCGCGGCCCGTTCCCGCGTGGCCAAGCGTTTCAGACAAACGGCATTACTGGCGGCACTGGGTCCAGCAAGATCAAATGCAACATCTCCGACACGATGCCCGGCGTGCGCTATGGCGTAGACCACAACATCACCAACGTCGAAGACCACATCAACCTATTCAACACGCTTGGCGTGGACTCCACGACAAACAGAATCGAGATTGCGTACAACCGTCTGCGCGGTGGGCACCCCACTAGTACCAGTGGCAGCGGCATCAACGTCGGCGACGGGGCGTCCGGCGGCAACACCTACTCCCACGACAACATAGTCGTGAGCACGCGTAATGCGGCGATTGCCATCACGAATGGCACCAATGTGACGCATGACAACAACCGCATTTACATGGACACCACACCATGGTCGGGCGTGGACTGGGGTGGAACCGGATGCAGCATTGCGTCAGGTTTCGGGACTGGGTCCGCAGCGACGTGTCACACGAACACCATCTCGAACACTAGGGTACGCGCGATCGGGCAGACCGCGCAATGCAATGGCTACTGCGTCATAACCTTCACGAACAACAACTTCAACGACACGTCGCTGACTGAAGCCATCTTCGACGAGGCCTGGCCGGCGGCCTGCACGTACTGACATGGCAACCCTAGGCACCCCAGTCAAGAACGATGTCGCCGGAGCGACGCTTGACACTTCGGTCACTTGCAGTGGGTCGAATCGATTCCTGGCGGTCGCGGTTTGGAAAACGACCGGCAGCGCCCTCGATGTCCTCACCTACAACGGTGATGACCTGTTGGCGGGTGCCATTGCCAGCGCGACTATCACAGTAGGCAACGACTCGCTCAAGTGGTACGGACTGGTCGCACCAGATTCCGGCACCTTCACACTACATACCTCGGTGGCTGGTGGCGGTGGATACCACGGTGTTCTGGCGCTGCCTTATTCAGACGTACACCAATCGACGCCGACCAGCGACGGCATCGGAGCCAACGGTACCGGCAGTCCAATTTCGCTCAGTGCGTCATCGGCAACCGGCAAAACTGTCATTGACGCTTTCATGCTTCGCCACTCTGGTGGTGGGAGTAGTGCCACCGTTGGGGCCGGTCAGACCACGCTAGAACTCTACAGCGGCACCGCTGACGGCGGAGCCAAGTCTGCTGGTGGCTCCTACGAAGCGGGCGCGTCCAGCGTGACGATGAGCTGGACAGCAACCAACGCCGACACGTGGTTGCAGGCTGCTTTCAGTCTTATCGACGTTGGGGCGGCATCGCCGTCAGGGAATCTTGTTGGTGGCAAGTTGGGAAACGGCATTCTTCTTCGTGGACTTGTAGGGTAAAAAATGAGCTATCCAGTCTTCTACGTTCCGGCGGGCGATGTGCTGCCGATCATGTGGTCTACCTATGCCGGGTCCACCGGGGCATCGATCACGATGAGCGGCCTGGCAGTCACTGATATCGAGATCTACAAGGACGGCAGCACGACGCAGCGCGCAAGCGACGCGGGCTACACCCTCCTCGATACGGACGGCGTTGATTTCGACGGGACCACAGGCATCCATGGACTTTCCATCGATACCGGAGACAACACGGATGCCGGGTTCTGGACCGTGGGGTCTTGGTTCTCTGTGCACGTCGCTGGGGTCACTGTCGACACCCAAGCCGTGAATTTCATCGCCGCGATGCTCCGAATCATGCCGGCCGAAGCGGTCGCAGGTAAGCCGAAGGTTGACGTAGATGCGTGGCTCGGTACAGCAGCGGCTACTCCGACAGTTGCAGGAGTTCCCGAAGTCGACGTGACCCACTGGATCGGTACAGCAGCTGCAACTCCGACCGTGGCGGGTGTTCCTGAGGTTGACGTAACCCACTTCAACGGCACTGCGGGCACGTTCTCCAGCGGACGAGCAGAGGTGAACGCAACCCACTTCGCGGGGACTGCTTACGCAACGGCCCTCGCGGCCGAAGTCGATGCTGTGTGGGATGAGGCTGTAGACGGCTCCGTCACCGCTCGCCAGTCGATGCGGCTTGCGAACTCGGCCAACGGTGCAGAGGTCTCGGGCGCAGGAACCACCACAGTTGTGATTCGAGACCTGGCTGATTCGAAGGATCGAGTGACTGCAACCGTGGATTCCAGCGGCAACAGAACTAGCGTAACTCGCGATCTGACGTGACGTGTGGGCAGCTCGATACTGGGGCTCAAGGCACTGGGCGGCCCGTTACTGGGCCCCTCAGGGCCTAACCGCTCCCGGTTGTTATTGGGGCAAACGGTATTGGCCTGGCTCCTATTGGGCGAAGGAATACTGGTCAAAGGAGTCAGATACCGCCCCGGTGACGGCAACGGTCACGGCCGGCTTCACGCTGGCCGGCGGGCTCACGCTGGGCTCGATGGTGCCCAGCTACAACAGCGGGGTAACGGCGACAGTCTCATCCGGTCTGACGATGGCCGGCGTGATTGGCATCAATGCCACTCCTTCGATGGAGTTCGGAAATGCCGTCATAGCCGCAGCCCCGTTGGAGCTTCCTCTGATGGTCGGCGGCCTGACCATCACCGGAACGCCAGTTATCGGGTTCGATGCGGATGCTGGGATCGGTTTCTATTGGGCCGGCAGGTACTGGAACGCTCACTACTGGGCTCCGTACTACTGGCAAACGCAGATCGAGTGCATAGCAGAGGTGACTGCCGGCCTCTCGATGGCGGGCGGAATCAGCCTCGATTTCGACCCCGAGCAGATTTTGGAAGAGACGATCCAGAACACGCTGACGATGGACGGGGTTTTGACCATCGAGGGAACTCCAGAGTTCGAGGTTCCGCCCGAGGTGCCGGTGGTAGAGCCGGAAATTGGCAGCTACGGGATGCGCCCGAGGAAGAAGCCAAAACGCAAGAAGGAAGAGATCGAAGACGCGGTGCTTGTGGTCGAGAAGCCAAAACCGTACCGAGTGCCAAAGCCGGGGTCAAGTCTGGACGATCTCTACAAGGCCAAACCGCCCAAGCCTAAGGCCGAGCTGAAGAAGAAGGAAGAGGAAGAACGCAAGCGCAAGAAGAAAGCGGAACTGCTGCTCCTATGAACCGCTTCTGGGCATGGGTTAGCTACCGGGCCGGTCAATTGAGCCTGTGGGCAGCCAAGAGAATCAACTAAAGGAAACCATGGAAACCGTATTGCCACCCGTCGAAACGACAGAGGCGAGCGCTCCCGCAGTGGAGACACCGCAAACAGAACCAGAGGTCAAGGCCGAAGAGCCAAAACCCGAGAAGACTCCAGAGCAAAGGGAGCTGGAAAGGGCCCGCCGGAAGATCGATCGCCTCTACCGCCAAAGGGAGGAGGCCCGCATCGAGATTCAAACCTTGCGCGGGTCCAAACAGGACTTGACAAGTGGTAGAAACCCTACTACAAACGAGCCTGAGTCAGTCGATAGCGAAAAGCTAACGCTCTCTCGGGAAGAGTTGCAGGAGTTGATCGATCGGCGTGCTAACGAATTAGCCCCGACGCTCAAGAAGCAGCACGACGAGATCGAGCACCGGCGCAAAGCGATCGACGGTCTCGCGAAGTCCTGGGGCAAGGAGAAGTTTGACACGCTCGCGCGTGATCTCTCCGAAGCCTTTGACGGACTGGTAGATGGTGCCGGCAAGCCTAAAGCAGCCGCGGGCGCCATCTTCGAAGCCGATGAGCCGGCAGCGCTCATTGAGTACCTCGCGGACCCCGACAACGCGGACGAAGCAGAAGCCCTGTCTCGAATGAGCGCAGTTCAAGCCGGCCGAGCAATCGGAAAGCTAGAACTCAAGCTCCAAGAGAAAGCCAAGGCCAAGCCGCAGCCAAGCAAGGCCGCGCCCCCGATCGAAGCATCACGAGGCAGCGGCTCAGCGCCAAGCATGCCCAGTGATTCCGACTCAGTAGAAATCTGGCTGAAGAAGGAAAGGGCCCGCATGGCATCGCTCAAGCGAGCCTAGGAACCATTTTCTAGGCTCCAACCAGGAACCTAGAAAGTGGCTAATACCCTCATCACGCCAATCTCGATGACGAGAAAGGCACTCCAAGTTCTGCACCAAAAGCTGAACTTCGTCGGCAACATCAACCGTCAATACGACGCTTCCTACGCTGGCTCCGGTGCATCCGGCGTCCGCGGGAAATTCGGCCCCACGCTGAAGATCCGTCTCCCGAACGAATACACCGTTCGCTCCGGGATGAACATGGTTACCCAGGAGCAATCCGAGGCATCCGTGGATCTCACGGTTTCGACCGTGAAGGGCGTGGACATGTACTTCGGCTCTGACGAGCTGGCCCTGTCCATTGACGACTTCTCGGAGCGTTACATCGATCCGGCGATGGCGGTCCTGGCGGCCAACATCGAAGCCGATGCGCTCTCGATGCGCAAGCTGGTCTACAACTTCCACGACGGTGACGCGGCGGCGTTTGCCTTTGGCTCTCTCACGACTGCCAAGCAAAAGCTGACGGACAACCTGGCCAATCAGTCGATGCGCCGGGTCATCATGAACACCGTGCACGCAAACAAGTTCTTGGTGGATACCAAGGGCCTGATGCACGACGGGGAACAGATCGCCGAGCAGTACCGCGAAGGCAAGATCGGTCGCACGAGTGGTTTCGACATCTTCGAAAACACGCTGCTGGTTCCGCACACCACGGGGACTGCTGTCAAGACGACGACCTACACGGTCAGCTCGACGGTAACCACGAACGGATCGACCGCTGTGACCCTCACGGGCGCATCGACGACCTGGAAGGCTGGCGACATCTTCACGGTGGCTGGGGCAACGCGAGTTCACCCGGAGACCAAGGAAGACACCGGCATCCTCCAGCAGTTCGTGTGCCTGGCCGACTGCACGACCGCGATGACGTTCAACCCGCCGATTTACACCTCTGGCCCGAAGCAGAACATCGTGGCGGCCGGTCTGGTTGCGACGAGCGCGATCGTCAAGGTTGGTGCGGCGGCTTCTGAGACGTATGTCGAATCTCTGGCGTTCCACAAGGATGCGTTCACCTTCGTGACCGCTGACCTGGAACTGCCGAAGGGTGTTGACTTCGCGGCTCGTGAAGTCATGGACGGGATCTCGATGTCTGTGGTTCGCGACTTCAACGTTGCAGACCGCACCTTCCCGTGCCGTATTGACGTTCTGTACGGCTACAAGGCAATCCGTCCGCAGTTGGCGTGCCGTATCCACAACGACGCCTGATAGGAGAAAGAAATGGCAGCTCAGAAGATTGACCAAGAGTTCCCGGATGGGGCCGTCCTTGGTCGCAACTCGTCCTCGAAAGTGGGCTTCTACGGGACGACTCCGGTCACCCAACGAGCCCTTGCCGGTCAGGCGGCTTCGGTCGTCTCGGCCACTTCCTACATCAGCGTGACCTCAAACCTCGCGGCCTTCTGCGCAGAGGTGGCGGCAACGCTGACAGGGATGGGACTTTGGAAAGGCTCGGCTTGATTGGGGCCTAGGTGAGAACGGTCCTGATTGCGGGTTGTGGTGAAGAAGGCCCGCAATGGACCGGACAGGGGTGGTCTGTGGTTCGACTAGACATCGATCTACGGACCGACCCCGACATTGTTGGAAGCATGACCGACCTGGGGGATGTGGGTTCCTTCGATGCGGTGGCTTGCAACAACGCGCTAGAGCATTTGTACCCACACGAAGTCGATAAGGCTCTGAGCGAGTTTTATCGAGTTCTGAAGCCAGGCGGACACGCGGTGATTCAAGTCCCGGACCTGGAAGACGTGAAGGCAACCGAGGACCTACTTCCAGAGATTGGAATGTCTGGACTCCACCTCTTCTACGGCGACCCCGCCTTACTTGAGCACTTCCCGCACATGGCGCATCACAGCGGATTTGTAGAGGACACCCTCCGTCGCGTGATGGAGCGAGTTGGTTTCAAGGTCCAGACAAAGAGACTCCCTTGCTATCAGCTCATGGGGCTTGGCACGAAATGACAGACGGCATGAACGGGGATATGTACGGCTTCGGGGTCGTCAACCCAAAGAAGAAGGCCGTCTTTTGCGTGCCGATCGTGGGCAGGCCGTACCCGGGATTTATTCGTGCCATCGAAGCCTCTATTCCGTTCATTCATGCGGCCGGATGGGATGAGGAACTAGTCCAAGAAATCGACAACCCGTACATCGGCGGCGCGAGGGCAAAGATGCTCCGCAAGGCCCTGGATCATCAGGCCGATGTGATCGTGTTCCTGGACTATGACCTTGAATGGGAGCCCAAGGCTCTCCTTGAGTTGATCGAGACCGAGGGCGATGTGATTGCGGGTACGTACCGCTGCAAGATCGAAGAAGAACAGTACATGGGGGCGGTGTTTTCAGGCCCCGATGGATCCCCGATCGTCCGCGAGGACGGCTGCATCAAGGCTTCGGTGGTCCCTGCGGGGTTCCTGAAGATCACCAAAGAGGCCGTTCATAAGTTCATGGTGGCCTATCCCGAACTTTGCTACGGGCCCCGTTTCCGTCAGTCGGTGGATCTCTTCAACCACGGCGCGCACGAGGGACTCTGGTGGGGTGAGGACTACGCATTTGCTCGCCGGTATCGGGAGAAATGTGGAGATGTTTGGCTAAAGCCGGACATTGAGATCACGCATTGGAAGGGCGACAAGGCTTACCCGGGGAACCAAGCCACATTCCTTCGCAAGCAGCCGGGTGGCGACCTTGATCCTGCTCGATTGAGGGCGGTCGCATGACTACCGCTCGCTCGATCATCCGCGACTCCCTTACTTTCGGGCTGAACAAACTAAGCCCAGGAGAGGCAGAGGGCGCAGACACGTTCAACACCTGCCTTGATGCACTGAACAACATTGCCGACGAGCTGAACGGACAGAAGGCTTTTCTGTTCCGGGAAATCTTGACGGCAGGCACGGTTACCGGGGCTTCCGGGACCCTGGGGTCAACATGGGCCTTGTCTCCTGGCGTCCAGATCCTGGGGTCTACTTACGCCAATAGCGCCGATTTCGTCATCAGCGAGATGACGATGGCGCAGTACCAGACTATTCCTGTAAAGACGACTTCGGGAGATCCGTACTGGTTCGCTCACGACGGATTGGCGACGGTCTATTTCTACCCCGTTCCGACCTCCAGAGTCGTGACCCTCAGAACCAAGGCAGCGGTAACCACCTTCGCGGATCTCGACACCGACTACTCAATGCCGGCCGGCTACAGGTCTGCCCTGGCTGACAAGTTAACCAAGAAACTCGCTCCGACGCTGCTTGGTGGGGTTCCCGCTTCCGCGGTGATGGACGCAAAGAACGCGGACGCAAGGCTGCACGCGCAAGCCTACGTTCCTGCAATTGTTGATGCCGCTCCTGGCTACTCATACGACATCAGGACCGGCTGATGGCAGGCAAACCCGTCATCCAAGCGATTGGCCCCTCTAACCCGCTGTCCGATGCGAAGCTGGGGCAGAGGACGGTAAACATGTACCTCTCCGCCTCCGAAGCGGTTGGAGAGGGTAGGCCGCTGGTTCTCAAATCCGCCCCCTGGCTGAGTGAAGTCCTCGCGGACGTGAACACCCAGGCCGGGACTCCTGCGGCCTCTCCCATCAGGGGATCGTGGGACGCGGATGGTCGGTGGTTCCTTGTTGTCTACAACAGGCTCCTTGAGGTTGATCTAAACAACTACCCGACCATGACGTACCACGTCAGGGGAACGCTCCTGACGACCACTGGGTTTGTGTCGATCAAACACGGCAGAGACCAACTGGTTCTCGCTGACGGCCCTTACGGGTACGTGATGAACCTCCAGACCAATGTATTTGGACAAATCACAGACCCGGACTGGAGAGGTTCTAACTGGGTGGAGGAGGCTGATGGCTTCTTCATCTTCGTGGACCCTAACACCGACCAGTTCTATATATCCGCAATCGACGATGCCAGCAACTTAGATGCTCTCGACTTCTCCAGTGCGGATGCTCAGTACGACAACATCGTTACCCACAGAGTCATCAACAACGAACTCGTTTTGATGGGTTCGCGGTCTTGTGAATTCTGGATCAACACCGGCACGGCTGACTTCCCGTTTGCACGATACAAGTCCGCAACGATTGACTTTGGAGTAGTGGGGAACAGAGCGGCTCTCAAGGCGGGGGGTGCTTTGGTCTGGGTCGCTCAAGAGGGGAGGGGGTCTCCGTTCGTTGTCGAGATGAGGGGGCATCAGGCAACCCGCATCTCAACCACGGCCGTTGAGGAGGCTCTCAACTCAAGCACAGACATCTCCGAATGTTCCATGTGGACCTACCGGAAAGAAGGGGCCGAGTTCGCCTCTGTCAGTGCTCCGGGGATGTCCACCGATTGGGTCTTCGACTTCGCCTCCAGGCAGTGGCACGAAAGGGGCAAGCTGGAAATCGGCGAGTGGACCCCGACAGGAATTGACTTCGTTACCTACTCACCGGCCCTCGGGCCGATCGCGACCAGGGGAGCTGCGGTCTACAGGTACACAGAAGACGAACCTCTTGATATAGACGTGGGGCCTCACGTAAGGGAGCGGACCTGGCCGCACCTTGTCTCTAAATCAATGGAGCCCGTCACTTACAGGGGTGTGGAGATCCACTGCACCACCGGAGTCCCAGACCCGAACGGAAACGTCGATGGGGTCATCACCCTGGAGGTGAGCAACGACGGCGGGAGAACTTTCCAGGCTCCCCAGCTAAGAAGTCTCGGGGCGGCTGGGCGCTTCATGCAACGGGTCCGTTGGTTGTGGCAGGGATCGGCGATCGATCGTGTGTTCAGGCTTCGGTGTTCGAGCCCTGTCCCATTGACTATTCATGCGGTGAACGTCGATGCCTAACCCGAATTCACACGTTCCGATCACGGAGAAGGATTTGCCGAATCCTGAATATCTCCGTTGGCTTGAGGAAGTCTCCAAGCATGTGGACGGCTTGGTGAGTTGGGGCACGCGAGGGACGGTCGTCATCGACAACGTGGATGGACTTGTCCTGAAAGACACGGATTCTCACTACTGGCGATTGACCGTCGAAACGGATGGCTCGTTGACGACGACAGACCTTGGGACGGTGAAGCCTGATGCCTAAGCACGCGACACTTGGTGCGGACGGAAAAGTCCCGGGGGACAAACTCCCGACCGGCAACGGATCGGTTGCCTCCGTCTTTGGAAGGGCGGGCGCGATCGCTGCGCAGGAAGTTGATTATTCCACCTACTACGCGCCGGCTATCCACTATCACGGCTATGCGCCGTTGGTGCACAGCCACGACTACGCACCCGTCATCCATACGCACGATTACGCAGCGACCAGTCACAACCACGACTATGCGGCATCGAACCACAACCACGACGCTGCTTACGCTGGAATCGGCCACAACCACAATGCGGCCTATTCGGCGCTAGGACACAACCATTCCGGTGTCTATCAGCCGGTCGCGACCGTCCTGACCAACACGACGGCGAGCTTCACGACGGCGCAGGAAACGAAGCTGGCTGGGATAGCTACCGGAGCAACCGCGAATGCAACGGACGCGCAACTCAGAGACCGCGCCACTCACACCGGGAGCAGCTACCACTTCGTCGGCACGCTAGCTAACCCCCAGGCCACGGGCGCAAACGTAACCCCCGTCAACCTCACTGGGCTGGTCTTCAGCTACGTCGCCAACAGCATCTACATCTTTCGTTGGATCGGAACCGTAACCCCTGTGGCCGCGACGACGGGGTGCGGTTTTCAGATGGATCTGTCCACTGCGGTGACGCAGATTGCAATGCAGTTCTACCACCAGCTCGCGAGCACAGGAACCAGTTCCGGCGGGCATTCGATCGCGGACGACGCATCGGTTGGTGTCTCGTCAGGGCTCCCTGGGACAGGTGTCTATCCGGTCCATGGACAGGGAATCTTGAGGACAGGAGCCAACGCAGGCACCGCACAACTGAGATTCAGAAGCGAGACGACGGCCGTTATCACAGCGAACGCGGGAATGACGCTCGTTGTGGAGAAGGTGGCATGAACTTGAACTTCGAAGCCCTTGAGGTTGATGTTGTCCATCACATGCCAAGTGAGGATGGGGTCTACGTCAAGGAAACAAGAATCCCAAAGGGCGTGACTTTGCTGATGCACACCCACACGTTTACCCATAAATCGATCCTTACAAAAGGACGTGTGTCTCTCACTCAAGGCGGAAACAGGCGACAAGTCATCGCGCCCGAGATCCTGACCCTTGAAAAGGGGACTCCCCACTCAGTGACGGCTCTTGAAGATTCGGTGTGGCTGTGTGTTCACGCCACCACGGAGACGAATCCAGAGTTGATCGACTACGCGATTACAGAGGCTTAGGATGGCTTGGATTGCAGCAATTGCTGGCTTGGCGGGTGCGGCCCTCTCTTCGGATGCCGCTGGAGACGCCGCGGACGCCTCGGGTGCTGGTAGCGCTGCCGCTGTCGGAGAACAAAGGCGTCAGTACAACACCACGCGGGACGACTTCGCCCCTTACCGAGGTGTCGGGTATGGGGCTCTAGCCCAGCTCGCACAGGCATACGGAATCCCGGGATTCCAGGTCAAGACACAAGACACCTTCGATCCCCGCGGGTATCTCAAAGCCAACCCAGACGTTGCGGCCGATCCGTTTTTCGCTGGGAATCCGTGGGAGCACTACCAAAGACACGGCAGAGGTGAGGGCAGGAAATTCACTGCTCTACCCGGGTCTACCTACAAGGGCGGGTCTGGTGGGCTGACTCATGACGTGTCAGCCGCGGACGTGATGAGTGATCCAGGCTATGCGTTTGGTCTGTCTCAAGGTCAACAAGCAATCGACAGAAAAATCGCTGCTGGTGGCGGTCGTGTCTCGGGGCAGGCGATTAAAGCTGCGGCCCGTTTTGGTACGGACTACGGAACCACAAAGTACGGAGAAGCCTACCAAAGACGACAAGACAGACTGAACCGCCTTCAAGCCCTCGCGGGGATCGGACAAACGTCCACGAACTCCAGTGCAATCGCAGGAGCGAACTCGACCAACGCCATCTCTGGGCTGATGCAGGGTCAGGGCGAGATGAACGCCGGGGCTCGGATGGCTCAAGGCTCGATCTGGGGTGATGCATTCAACCAGATCGGGGCGCTGTACGGACGGCAGAGACAACCTAGCGGGGCGATTAGCCGAAGCCCGTATGTCGCCAGCAGCCCGTATGACGTGATCCCATCTGGGTATGAGCTGTGATGGGCGCCAACATCTTCGCCCCCTTCATCAGGCCCCCGCGGTCTATCGCTGAACACTCAGCGGCAATGGATGAACGCGACCTCATGGCCCTGAGGCTCCAAGGCCAAGCTGGACAGAACCAACTCCTGCAGGTCACCCGCCAGCAGCAGATGCAGCAGGCCCAACAAGCAATGGAGGAAAGAAATGCCCTCCAGAAACTTGCACAACAGTACGGCGGCGACGACGCGGCTTTTGAGAGGGCCCTGACGACTTCCGGCATGCCTGGATTGATGAGCCAGGCGGAAGCGATTTCCAAGCGGCGCACAGATAGGACCAAGGCAGAGGCCGACATCCGAGAGAAAGACGCCAAGACGGCGAAGTCTCAATCCGACCTCGTAGACGACTCCATCAAGCGATACAGGGGCGCGCTGGATTTCATCGACACCCCACAAGGCGCTGCGCGATGGCTGCAAGCTCAGTATGCAGACCCTGTGTTGGGTCAGCACATGCAGGCCCTTGGACCTCTGGAGCAGTCTCTATCCCGTATTCCTCAAGACCCGCAAGGCTTCAATCAGTGGAGACAGCAGGCCGGGATGGGCATGGAGAAGTGGCTTCAAGAGCAACGCGCCCGCGAGACTCAGGCAGAAACCGGACGGCACAACAAAGCCACCGAGAAGAACCAGGCCGGACAACTCGCTGTGTCTCAGGGCCAACTCGGGGTTGCCCAAGGAAACCTCGGAGTGGCGCAGACGAACGCGCAAACAGCGAAGGAACGGCTTGAGATCGACAAGACGGCCCCGAAGGGTGTCTATGACGCTGAACGTGGCGTTGTGGTCGATCCACGCTCGGCAACCGCAACCCCGGTCACCAGCGCTGGACAACCGCTTCCGCCCAAGCAAGACGCCGCCACGAAAAAGGAACTGATGAGCATCGGCCAGCAAAGGGCGCTTGTTCAAAGCGCGATTGCTGATACCGAGAAGACACCTTCCGCGTTCGGCCTCATGCGCGGGGTGGCGACTCTTGCCGGGACGGTTCCCGAGTCGTTGGCCGGCAGGGCTGATTCCGACGCGGAGAGACAGGCGCGGGCGTTCGTGTTCAACAACGTGTCCAGCGTCATCAACGAAAGAGCCGGCGCTGCGCAGAGCGCGCAAGAGTTGGCCCGGTTGCGTTCGTTCCTCCCCGCAGAAACGGACAACTCAGAGCAAGTGGTTTCAAAGCTCAAGGCGTTCGAGAAGTTCTTGGCCGAGAAAGAGCGCGGCACGACCCCACAGAAGCCGGCAGAGAAGAAGCCGGGCGGGGTTCCGAAAAAGCCGGGCGACTCGTCGCAGAAGATGGCCACGGTAGCGAATGATGACGACTACGCGGCGCTTCCATCAGGAACAACCTTTGTCGGCCCTGACGGTAAGACGCGGAGGAAGCCGTAATGGGCTGGAAAGACGCGCCCGAGGTGTCCGGCTGGCAATCGGCCCCGGAGGTATCTGACTCATCCGCCGATGAGGGCCTTGGCTCGAAAGTCCTTAAGCACATCAAGGGCCGTCCTGCCGAGTGGGCGAAGGAAACCCGCGACATAGCTTCCGGGGCAGTTCGTGGTGCCGGGTCCATCGGCGCGACCCTTATGGCCCCTATCGACATGGGCTCAGATGCGGTCGATGCGACTTTGGGAAACCAAGCCGGGCCACTTTCTGCCAACCAGCAGCGCAGAAAGGACATGGACCTAGCCCTTACCAGCTTGACTGGTTCCAACCCAGA